CCAATTCGTTATTCGCATTCCGAACAATTTGAAATGGTTTGCCACAGCCGTATATTTTGTTAGTTGCTACATAAAAATCACATAGTTCTTTTGGTGAGTGTGGTTCTATTTGTCTGCCAGATGCAATTAAAGTACCGTGTCTGAAAATGCAGCAATTCAGTTGCTCAATTAAAATCGGGTCGCCACAATGCGGACACGTTACAAGTAAGTTAATTATTGGTTCATTTGCTGGTGACATTATATTATAAATATATTCAATTAAAAAATATATTTATATCGTTGTTTAACCTTTAATTATTTTTTACTTTGTTTTAGCTTCGTGAAGCCATCTCTCAAATACTAATTTGTGGTAAGGATAATCATCCACTTTCAAGCAGCTATTTGCAAATTGTTCTCTTAAAACTGGTTCTATTTCATTGTGGTTAAAAGCATCATCTCGAATGGCTATTTCCAATGATTTATCCAAATTTTTTATTTTGTTAGTATCAATTGCCTTTCGGCATTCAGGACAATTCAAATGATTGCTATTGATGGACTGATTAATACAATTGTTATGAAACATATGTTCGCATTCCAGTTTGCAACAATGGACCATTTTATTATCATTAATATTTGCTTCAGGAAAAAACAACGTGCTCCAACATATTGCACACGTTTTGGTTAAGAACTCACGTCTATTTGTTTTATATAATATAAATGGCATTTGATTATTCATTTTTACTATTTTTGGATTTCGTCTTTAAATTGTTTTATACAAAATTTTCTTTTGAATAACCAATAACAGCACAAGCAATTCTCTTACCTGCGTTGCCTGTTTTTAAACTTTCGGCATTTCCACCCTTTCCACAATCGTCTTCATCTTCTGTATCATTAAATACAGCAATAGCATATACAGGTTTATTCGTCATTATTGTATATAAATGATATATAATTAAAAAACAAATTATAACTAACAAAAATATATAAAAATATAATATTGGTTTCATTATGTATTATATTTTTAAATTAATATTAAAATTAAAATTAAAATCATTTGCGTTTTATTGCAATTTAAACGTTTAAAAACTGATTAATCGTAGAAATCCAAGCGTCTACTAGTCCAGTCTCAGCAAATATATCTTGGTTACCATTCAATACGAGTTGGTTGGTTTTTATTCCAGTGGTCTCGTCTAGGAACTCGTTATGATACTTGTGACACGACTCCAAATAGGCAAGTGGAATCACTTCTTCGCCAATACGGGCTCGCTTATGGATTCGTTCATAACACTTTTTAGGATCCGTATTGACGTAGATGACGTCATTTACAGGAAAGTCCTTGGCAAACTCGTCAAACCAATTCAAATAAATCTGATACTTAACGTCTTCAATCTTGCCCTGATCATACAACATCTTTGCAAAGACATACTTATCTGTATATAAACTACGCTCAGTAATTAGTATATATTTTTTAGAATCATTTCCTTCTTCCTTGTCCTTCTTTACTGCCGCCATAATATCACGCACATTTTCTCTAATAATGGTCAAACGAGAAATATAGGCCATCATTTGAAACGCAAATGAATATTCTGCTTGATTGGCGTAAAACTTCTGCAGCATAGTGTTACCATCTTTGTCCTTTATCTTTTCCCATTCGTCGACAGGCTCTCTCAAGAAGCGTACATATTTGTTATCCTTAAATTCCAGTCTTAGCTTTTCTAAAAGTGTCGATTTACCCGACCCGATATTGCCCTCAATCGAGACAATTGAAAAGTGTTCGTTGTAGTTTAAAACCTGAGTCATCTTCTTTTAATATTCTATATTGTTATTTTTAAATAAAAATCCAAATTCAATTTTTTACTATTGCATAAAAGGGCTAAATAAAAAATTGATTTATGAAAATAATATAAAGAAATAAGTATAAATATCGTATACTTATTCTAAAGAATGGACCTAAAACAAGTTAAATTATCTAAATCTGAGTGGGATTCTATCGAGATCCCTGTTTCCGATAAGGAAAAGGAAGTGTTGTCTTTAATAATACAGGGTTATAAAGACGTGAATATCAAGATTAATAAGACAAATTCTCTCTTTACTTATTTAAAGATAGAATTCAATGCTGAAATAGAAGAATTCCTCTTCAATAAATATTTTGGAGACAAAATCAAGGAATTCATTAAAAAATACAATCTCACTTGCATAAAGTTCGAGAAATCAAAAGGAAACAAACATAAAAAACACAAGATGATAGCTGCTGCTGCAAATGAAATAGTAGAAAATTCAGCAATTGCTGGAGGAGGAGCAGCAGTAGAAGAACCCGAGGTAGGCGACGGTATCTGTTATATAGAAATTAATACAAACGTTAAACTCAAGAGCAAAGACCAAATTCGTTTAAATCGTATGGATACAATCAATCCAGAAACATCTGAAATTTACGAGTTCATATTATTCACTCATTTTGACAAGATGTTATATGAACGCTCCAAGTCAAATAAGCACTGGCTGTTTCATTATTACACGCTCCGAAAGCTCTTGGCAAACACAATTGAAAAAATAAATAATTATTTAAGAAATATTATTATTGCCGTTCTTGACACAGTTGAAGGTGAAGTAGACTTGGGACATATTGTTGACAACTCTGTTGAGTTCATTGAGAAGAATTCACACCTCTTGAAATACGGTGATATGACTCTATACGAGCATCAAAAAGAAGTGTTTACTGCCGCCAAAGGATACAGTGCAAAGTTGATATTGTATATTGCTCCTACTGGCACAGGCAAAACAATGACACCTCTTGGTTTATCCGAAGAAAATCGTGTCATATTTGTGTGTGCAGCAAGACACGTTGGCCTCCAACTAGCTCGTGCTGCAATTTCTTCTGGCAAGAAGATTGCATTCGCATTTGGTTGCTCTAGTGCCGAGGATGTGCGTCTCCATTTCTTTGCAGCGGCGGACTATACAATTAATAAGCGTACTGGTGGAATTGGCAAGGTTGATAATAGTAATGGTAGAAAGGTTGAAATTATCATTTGCGATATTCGTTCTTATTTGCCAGCAATGTATTATATGTTGGCATTTAATTCTCCACGAAACATCGTAGTTCAATGGGACGAGCCAACAATCACAATGGATTATCAATCTCATCATTTGCACTCGGTTATAAAGAAAAATTGGCAGGAAAATCTCATTCCAAATATGATTCTGTCATCTGCTACCTTACCAAAAGAACACGAGTTGACACAAACTATTGCTGATTTCAGAGCCAAGTTTACCAAGCCAAGATGTGACCCTCCAAGAATATTCAATATTGTAAGTCACGACTGCAAGAAATCAATTCCAATTCTTAATAACAATGGTTTCGTTGTAATGCCTCATTACACGTGCGGTTCTGACTACAACGAGGTTCTTAAGGTTGCTGAACACTGCGATGAAAATCTGACACTTCTCAGATATTTTGATTTGAAAGAAGCATCAGATTTCATTATGTACGCTGAACGCAATGATTGCACAAAGAGTGTAGCCAAATTCATCAGGAATTTTGCAAGCGTTGATGATATTAATATGATGAGCATCAAGTTGCACTATTTGAAGGTTTTAAAGAATATTAAAACTGAGGAAACTTGGTCTCAAATCTATCGACACTTTAGGGATACAAGATATAAGCGTATTGTGCCAAATAGCGGAATTGACGCTGCTGGAAACAAACTATCAAAATCCGTCAGTGTTGGTCCAGGCTCCACATACAGAACTGGTAATGCTCCAATTAATGGTACAATTGGCGGCACTCCTTTGTCTAGAATGGCTAGTCAGAAAGAAACCAATCTTGCGCTACCAAGACCAGAGCCAAATGGCAGTTGTGCAATTTATGTTACCACCAAGGATTCTTATACACTAACAGATGGTCCTACCATCTTCTTAGCAAATGATGTCCAAAAGGTCGCAAAGTTCTGTATTCAACAGGCAAACATTCCAGCGGTTATTATGAAGGATATTACAGAGAAAATTGAGTTCAATAATGCAATCAATGAAAAGATTTCAGAGCTTGAGCATACACTCGCATTTGAAGAGGAAAAGCTTACTAACAAGTTGTTAGGGTCAACTGGCGCTTCATCAAAAACCAAGGAAAAGAAGAGCAAAATGAAGATTGCGTCCAAGATGATTGACCGTTCTCTTGTAGCAGATGAGAACCCGTCGATTGAAAAGTTACGGACTATTATTGAGGAGCTGAAGGGGATGGTTAAGAGCGCATCATTAAATGATGTGTTTATTCCCAATAAACTGGCACACCTTGAGAAATGGGCAGTCGGACTTGAGACTAAATTGGCTTTCACTAGCAACATAGACGAGCAATCGATTACTGCTATTATGTTGTTGAAGGACGTTGAGGACAGTTGGAAGGTTCTCTTGTTATTAGGAATTGGAGTCTTTACTGAGCACAAGAGCATCGCATATACCGAGATTATGAAGAAGTTGGCAGACAAACAGCAGCTATATTTGATTATTGCAGACAGTGACTACATTTATGGAACCAACTATCAGTTCTGTCACGGCTATTTGAGTAAGGATTTGAATATGACGCAGGAGAAGATTATTCAGGCGCTTGGAAGAATTGGACGTAATAATATTCAGCAGGAGTACAGCGCACGCTTCAGAGATGATGAACAGATTAAAACACTGTTTACCAAGTTTAGGTCAGAAGATAAGCCTGAAGTCTTGAATATGAATGTGCTCTTTAACTCAGGAAATATTAGATGGAACGGTACAGATTATGTCGAGGTCACGGAGGAGCTCAATAATGAAACCACTGAATTTCAAGATGATGATGATGATGAAGACGTAAGCGAATCAGAAGATGAAGAGAGTGCAACTGCATAAATGTATAATGTATAATGTATAATGTATAAATGTTTAATTATTTTAATAGAATTATACACCTTTTTTTATGTAAACTCAAATTTTAATTACTAAATAATATAAATTTATATCCGAGATATTATTTAGAAAAAACTATTTTAGTTATTTTTAGTTAAAAAATACAAACAATATAAAAATTAAATATTAATAGAATATAAAGTAAAATGGGTAAATATAGTTGCAACAAGTGTGCCAAATCTTTTTCTCAAAAATCACACTATGATAAACACCTTACTCGTAAAAATTCTTGCGAAATACAAACCGACAATATAAAGGCATTAATAGACAAAGCAGTAGAAGAAAAATTTATTGAATTAAACAAAAAATTGATTTCAAATAGTACAGAAAATAATATTATAATTAACATAACCGAAAAAATGGATATCTCAAAAATGAGTAAATTAGAATTATTGGAGAAGTGTAAAGACTTAGGTATTACAAAGTGTAGTTCAAAAAATAAGTCACAACTAATAGAACTAATCAATGATAAAAACAAAGTCGTTGAAGAACCCAAAACGTGTTTATCAAATGAAGAAACACCCCCACCAAATACGCCTATACTGGAAGTTGCATCACAAACATTAAATGTGATCGACCTATTTTGTGGTTGTGGTGGTATGTCAAAAGGTTTAACGGATGCAGGATTGAATGTAATTGCGGGAATAGACATTTGGGATAAAGCAGTAGAAAGTTATAATAAAAATTATCATCACAAAGCATATTGTGCTGACTTAACGCAGTTGCCTCCTGAAAAATTTAACGAGCTATACAATAAGGAAAATAAAAATGTAGATGTCTTGGTTGGAGGACCGCCCTGTCAAAGTTTTAGTATTGCGGGAAAAAGAGATAAAGATGACCCAAGAAATGCTCTATTTATGGAATATGTAAAATATCTTGATTATTTTAAACCCAAAGCGTTTATTATGGAAAATGTAATAGGGATGCTGTCAAAAAAAACAGCAAATGGTGAAAATGTTATTGATATTATAATGGCACAATTGAACAAAAATTATAATTGTATAATTAATAAATTATACGCAAGTGATTTTGAGGTTCCACAAAATAGAAGACGCACGATAATTATAGGGATTAGAAAAGACTTAAATATTTTACCCAAAGAACCTGAACCAATAATAAAATCAGTCCAAGATAGAATACCGGTTAAGAGTATATTAATGTCAAAGGAAGAGGTTGATAAAAAATATTATTTAAGTGAAAAGGCATTAGCTGGAATAGAAAATAAAAAAGGTGTAAATAAGGAAAAGGGATTTGGGTTTGGTGCACAAATGTTAGACTTTGACAAACCATCATATACAATTCCTGCAAGATATTGGAAAGATGGCTACGACGCCTTGGTTAAATATAACGAAAAAGAAATTAGAAGATTAACAATTACAGAACTAAAACGTATACAAAGCTTCCCTGATAGTTATATCATAGATGGTTCAAATAAAGATATTATTATGCAAATAGGAAATGCGGTTGCTTGTAAGTTTGCTTATCATCTTGGTAAGTATATGATTAATACTCTTCAGTAATTAAATCGTTCCAAAATTTATTTGCTGCTCTAAATACGTGACGACCGCGCCCGTTAACTTTTGAATAACCATCGTGGTATATTAATCCTTTTTTTACTTGGTCTATCCAAAAATCAAACGTAATTGGTCCACCAAAACATATTTTAACAAATTTATTTTTCTCTTTTATGCACTTGAAGAACCCTTTTTGATTAAATTTATTTTCGATTGAGCTTTTTAATGTCTCTGCGTTCCATTGCATAATAATATGAGGTTCTTTGGGTAAATTGAGACTCTCTTTATTTTCTCGTTTATCTTGTGAATAGTCGTATATAACAAATATGTTATTTTTTTCATCAACGCATAGTTTCTGACCAGAATAATTAAATTGGTCAATTCGCCAACCTCCTATAGTAGCTTTATCTGATTCCTTTATAGAAGCATACTTCTCCCAAAATTTTTGTTTTTCACTTGAGTTTCTTTTTGGCATTGGCGCACCATTAATAAACATATTATCTGGAGCCTTATCTATAAATGTTGTAACGCTTTCGCCTGTATTCATTTCATAACCCAAAAGGTCTGGTTCATTTTTTGCGTTATGTTTTATACCCATTTTTGTCTCTAACCAATGGCCTTGTTTTCCACAATGGTTTATATTTTGCCCTTCTAAACATATTTCAACGTCTTTAACATTGTTATTAAACAATGTTATTATTTGTTGTTTATAAACATCACTTCCACTCTCGTTTTCTAAAAGAACACTCATCTTGTATGTAATAATATAATACTTATGTTTAAGTATTTCATATTCAATTTTTTATTAAATTAATTATAAAAATAATTTAATAAAATTGAATATATTTTTCATAATTTATTAATATTATAATCAAAATAATAATTACTATACTATGTGGTCTACCATTCTATTATTAATGGCATCATTGTCACTATTTGTTAGTTCGTCTGCATTTAAAAAGATAAATTTTAATAAACCCAAATGCAATTTATATTACATTAACAACATTCACAAGTATATGTTACAGAATCAAAAACCATCCAATTCAGCTGTTATTCAAAATATGATATCACGGTTTTCAAGGCATTCGGGGCAGACTGTTCACCATATCAAATCCTGTTTGACGCCAGAAAAGGCTAATAAAAAATAATAATATATTATTTGCAATATATTATTTAATTGTAAACCTACTTAAAGAACCAAGTGCAATGTCGACTCCTTTTGAATATTATAGTCCTGCAATGTGCGTCCATCTTCCAATTGTTTTCCCGCAAATATGAGCCTTTGTTGGTCTGGCGGGATACCTTCCTTGTCTTGAACTTTCTGTTTCACAGATTCAATAGCATCATTTGGGTCAACCTCCACAGTGATTGTCTTTCCAGTCAAAGTTTTAATAAATATCTGCATAATATATTATATAATACATATATATTATTTTTAAGTCATTATTTTACTGTTATAATTTGTTAGTTTATTCGTTAATCAATTCATTGATTCCATTATCAAAGTCCGTATCAATTGTCCAACCCAATTGCTTCACTTTTTCATTGCTAATATAATATCGCTTGTCATTAAATGGTCTATCTTCAATGTATGTAATCCAGTCATTATGTGTGGTTGTCTTTTTAATTTTCTCTATTAATATATGAGCAATTTGCAAGACAGTGTATTCATGATGGTCATCGCTGCCAACATTGTAAATTTCACCAGTTTCACCCTTTTCCAATACCAATTTTAATGCAGAGCATACATCATTGACGTGTAAAAATGCACGCACATTAGAGCCATCACCTTGGATTGTCACTTTCTCATCTTTTTTTAGCTGCTGAATAAAGCGCGGAATCAATTTCTCTGGATACTGATTGGGACCATATACATTGTTACCACGAGTAATAATAATAGGCATTTTGAAGGAATGATAATACGACTTTGCAATCAATTCTGCCGCTGCCTTGGTCGCCGCATAAGGATTTGTGGGACACAAGATAGAATTCTCATTCTTCTTCTCCTCATTTTCATTTAACATTGACTCACCATATACTTCATCCGTTGAAATATGAATGAAACGAACAATTTTTCCATATTTACGACTGGCTTCTAACAAAGTGTGTGTTCCTTGAACATTATCGTGTGTGTATTGGAGGGCATCTTCGAATGAATTTTGCACGTGCGACTGGGCTGCAAAATGAATAATTGTATCTATTTGATAAATATTCAAGATATTGGCAATCAAGTCATAAGAGCACAAATTGCCCTTTACCAAATGGTATCGGTCTGAATTACGAACATCTTCGCTAACATTTGTCTCTGACGCACAATAATACATTGCATCTAAATTTACAATGGTTACGTCCGAGTTTTGCTTGAAATAATAGTTCACAAAATTGGAACCAATGAAACCGCATCCACCTGTTACTAATAATTTCATAATAAATATATAAACTAATTTATTTATACATTTATAACGCTTTTAAAAACACTTTACATTGAACATTCTAAATTAATTACCCTTTTCTTTCATTCTTAATATCACATTTCTAACTGATTCATGAATTGGCAAAACATTGGGACACAAACTTATTAATTTAGCAGTGTCTAAACAATTGTTCGACCTCTTTGAAGCTAATATCTGGTTCTGTTCTTCTATCGTGAAATTTGCCCAAGTAAACTCAGGGTTCACTATCTCTTTATACATTGACAAAATCTCATTATGACTAATTAGTCCTGGATTAGTTAAGTTTACTGTACCAACTTGCCTCCGTAGAGCCAAGTCAATTAAAACCGGCAACAACTCGTCTAAAACTGTCATCGAGTTTGGAATTGAACACACCTTTGGATAATTGATAATTTTTGTAATGAAATTACGAGGACTGTCTAATTCATCTGTAATAGGCATACGAATTCTAGCATTTAGTGCAGTTTCCGAATACAACAGTTGCATCATTCGATCCGTATATCCTTTCACAATTGAATAGGATGACCCTACAAAGTTTGGCAAATCAGCCTCTACAAAACCAGTTGTAGTGTCTCCAAATAAATGCTGTTCGTCGTATTCAAAAATACATCCAGTGCCTAAATAGGTAAAATGAATATTTCTTTGCTTGCATAGTTCTGCTAAAGTAATTGGACTAAACAAATTGTCTTTCATATTATCAACCAATTTACCAGGCTTCTCTAGATAATCAATCGTACCAATTACTTGGTCTTCATAAACGCCGTGTGTGCGGCCAATAAAACTCATAATATGTGTCACATTTCCAATCAAATCGAGCTCTCGTTTTATCATATTTATATCATCTGCTCTGCATAATGACGTGACACAGTTAATATTCATACTTTGTAACAAATCTACTACTTTGGAACCAATCCATCCATTTCCTCCAAAAATTAATACATTTGGTGTAATAAGCATTCTTTTATAATTATATATTAATATTTAACATTTAAATCTTAATTATTAATAATTGTTTATTATTGTTTATTATTGTTTTATAAAAAAGTTAAAGGCAACTTGTTATTAAATGTAATAAGATGTCACTAGATAATGAAACCAATACAAATGTTCTTACATTAGAGATTAAATCTCTTACGTCAGAAATTAATATGTTGCATAAAATGTCTTTAGAGAAAGACAATATGATAATTAATATTAACAATAAATTGCTTAATATAGAAAACGAGATGAAGCAATTGGTTGAACAAAACAAGAATATGGAAACTCAATTGTCCCGTTTAATGTCATACTTGGTATCGTTTGCCCTAGATGTTAGAGGTGACTTGCACCATATAAAATACAAGTAATTTAATGTCTTCGACTATGTTTACGGCGTTTAGTACCGCGGTTGCGTCTAGTTCCACGTCGACGTCTAGTTCGTCTGCCTTTTGCTACTGACGCAGTAGCAGCCCTTGCCGCGCGTCGGCGCTGAGAATTAGGCGACTCTGCTCCTGTGTCTACATATCTAATCCGTTCAATTAGAAATTCTTGTGCATTACGGTCATCAAAAATTTCTTCATTTGCTGCTCGGCGGACTTTGTTTAAATTTACGCCTCTGTCTTTCATTTTTTGCAACATTCGTTCAGCCTTTCCGAAATCATCGTGGCCGTTTGCACCTTGATTGCGTGAAAATGCAATGAGTGCTTTAATTTCACCATATCTGGGCAAATGTGCTGGTACATCGGATGCGGACTTTGATGCCATTTTATATATATACTAGATATTTTATTTGGATTTATTATTTTGTTAGTTATAGTAGTTTTAAAATGGTATTCATATTAGTTATATCTTTATAATATACTTTCACCTTCGTATTTTTCTTTTATTTTCTCATTTAAAATAGCTATTTGGTCTTGCAAATCATAATCCTTTGGTAAAACCATTTTAATATTTAATCGTTTTCCGTCTACTATTCTTTTTTCATATACAAGATGAGGTTTATCCCTTGTTACAATAAGAGACACATATTTTGGTAAAGTTGCTTCACTTTTTTCAGGATAAATATCATTTTCTAAATCATCAACTACCTTATTTGCTTGCAATAATTTTTCCAAAATTGAGACTTTTTCGGACTTTGTTGTAGCCCAAGGTTTATCTAATTTTGGATGTTCAACACGAAAAAACTCTCTCTCCTTTGTTTTTTCCTTGTCATAAAATTCACGATTATAATATACGTACTTTTTGAACATTTCATATGATATACCATTTGGTAAGTCTTTTTTACTACTTCGTTCACGCTGCGTGCCTTCTTTAATACCCTTTGTATTTTGTTCTTGCTCTTCTCTTGTTGCAATTCGTAAATTAGCTATAGTATTATTTAGTGGATTTTGGTCTATATGGTCTACACTGATGTTTTTTGTTCCTTTACCATTTCCATAACAACCAGTAATTATTTGATGGATATATAATATTTTATGTGTATCAATATGTGTTTGAATATAACCATTACTACATTTATAAAATGTTAATTTTTTACAATCATTATTTTGATTTTCAAAATTTAAAATTTTTTGATAACTTTCAGGACATAATTTAATAATAGTGTCAGTTTCACAATACATTAACCAATATTCTTTGAAATTTTCTTTAATTTTCCACATAGGATTTTTTATTACATAAGCATCCTTACCTATTTCTACATAATGACCAAGTGCATATTCTAATATTTCATTTTTGTCAAAGATTTGTTTATGATAATTATGATAATTATGATAAATTGTTATATTTTCTCGTCTTAAATCAAAATTATTCCCATTTTTAAATATATAGTCAATATTTGAACTATCATATTTAAAAATGTGTTCTAAATAGGAAATCTTTTGATTATGACGTAAATAATAAGGGTATGTTTTTTCTTCTGGGTCATAGTAAATAAAGTTTTTTTCAAAATTTATGATTGAAAATAAATCTGAAAAATCCATAAGCACATATTTGTCATTAAATCTAATAATGCCACAACTTAAATGTGGCTCAAAATCATATGATAATTTGTAATTCATATTGTATATTATATAATACGAATATCTTTAAGTTATTTCTAACTGAAATATAATATTTCAGTTCACTTAATTGCTGTACGCGAGGCCTCCCATACCCGACATAATTCTCAACACGTTGTAGTTGGTGGCATAGACACGGACCTTGGCAGTCTTGGTTCCCTCAACGGTGGCGTTGGAGAGAACAAGCTGAAGGGTAGCATTGTCAATTCTGGAGAAGTTGCAGGTGCCAGAGGGTTGGTGCTCCTCAGGGCGGAGGGCAAAGGAGTACACGTTGATACCCTCATCAGGGTTTCTGGTGTGCGACTGGTAAGGTTGGACCCACGAGAAGTAGGTTCCTTCACGCTCAGAGAAGCGGTCCTGGCCGTTAAGTTGGAGCTTAGCGGTGACGACGGGGTTTTGGCCCCAGCAGTGGAGGTCCAAAGAGGTCTCAGTCAACACGAAGGTACCAGCGTCAGAGACGGTGGAGTTATCGAGGTGACCATTGGAGAGATCCCTGAGTTGAGCAAGGATAGAGGGGTCAACTCCAGCAACGGCGGGATTCTGGGGGACAGCGGGGCCACCAAAGTTGGACTCATTGAAGGGGTTTTGGGCACCGTTCCAGTATCCAGTGAAGCCAGGAGGGATGTCATAGTCAAGAGCACCAGCATCGTTGAAGAGACCACGGGCATCAATGAATGCACGAGAGTCAGCAGCAACGGCAGCGGGGCCTCCGAAAGCGTGGATAGCATTGGGGAGGGCATCGATGGCATCGGTGTAGTTGAAGGGTTGGGCACCAAGAACCTTGAACAGGAGAGCATCGCACACCAAAGATGAGCAATAGTCAACGTTCTGATCGGGCTGGACAACCCAGATAAGCTCCTTAACGGGGTGGTTAAAGTTGAGCTTGATCTTATTGGAAGAGGAACCAACAGACTCATCACCAGTGAACTGGAGCTGAGTGATCAAATACTCGTGGGGGTTCTGGGCGAATCTTCGGCGCTCGTCAGTGTCCAAGAAGACATAGTCGACGTACAAAGAGGCAGCAACCAAAGACTGGTTATAGGCAATGGCGGCGGGAACGGGGCGTCCGGGGGCATACTGGTTGAGAGCATAGCCAGCGGAGGCAGTTCTGCTTCCAGCGGGGTCGTTGGCAGTAGCACCAGAGTTGCAAGACAAGGTGGTGACAGCCCACAAGCACTCATCAATAGGGCGGATATCAAGGTTAATCTTGACCTCGTGGTATTGGAGAGCGATCAAAGGCAGAGCAAGACCGGGGTTGGTGCAAAACCAGAACTGGAGAGGGATGTACAGAGTGGTCTCAGGGAGAGCATTTCTGGGGGCGCAAACCTGACGGGGAGCCAAGGAGTCGCAAGGGCCATCAACCTCAGAGAAAGAGGGATCAGTGATGAAGGTAAGCTGGGTAGTGTTACCAATCATCTTGAAATATCCACGCTGTTGCTCAGCAGTCATTGTGAGCTGGTTCCAGATGTGCATCCAGTCACCATATTGGCGGTCAATTCTTTGACCACCGATCTCAACCTCAACCTGAGCAATGAGTTGCTCACCGGGGAAATCTAACCAACGGGCATAGACACCGGAACCAACGCCAGCGGCGAAGGAGGCAATGCCCATAAGCTGGTTGATCTCAGGAAGAGTCACTTGCAGATAGGTTCTGTAAGCGAGGTCACCGTTTCTGGAGATGACGCACTGGACTCTTCGTCCGAAATCGGCTTGGCCGTTGAAAGTTTGCTCAATCGATTCGATGGCAAAGTTAGTGTACCTTCTGTAAGTTACCTTCCAGAAGGTGATTTGAGGATTACCTGTACATTTCCTCTACCTTATCTTTCGATAAGGATTAGACTATATCTTAAAATGAATTTATTGTTTTATTCTTATTTGCTTAAAACTAGTTCCATATTTAATATAAATTCACTCGAAAACCATTTAGTCGTTGAACCTTCTTCTTTAAACTTTTCTATTTTTTCAATAATATAATTTATTTGTTCAATAGCAATATTTTTTTTAGACGAATTATAATTTACTGTCACTGGCATCATATTTGACCAATTCCAACATTTAAATTTTTCGTCTTCAATAGACAAATTAAATTTACATACTGGAATGATATGATCAATTGACCAGAATGAACCGTAATTATCCCAGTTCATTTCTTTTGTAAAATTGTATTCTAACCATTCTCTAAAATATTGAATATTACAACCGATGTAATTCATAGTAGTGTCATTTTTATTGAGAACATTTCTTAACCGTGCAGCTAATGATTTTTTAATTCTGTAATTCATATTTGTATTACGTTCATTTTTGCACCATTCAGTTTTTTGTTCTTTTAAAAATGTTGGATAACAATTTAGACATATTTTTTTTTTATAAAATTTTTTAAGCTTAGCAAAATCTTTTAATACTTTTTCATTATTACATTTTTCGCATTTTGCCAAACAATTATCTTGTTTTTGTTGTCTTAGATGTTTTTTTCTTATTTTATCCATATCATTTAAACATTTTTTACAGGTATTAGAATATGAATTACTATTGTATTGTCTAAATTTATCAATACATTTAGTTGTTCCACATTTAACACACTGCCTATCTATTTCTACTATTTCATTATTAGGAGTTGCCATTTATTATATATATTATTTATTCT